TTTGGTTTCTTATCTTACATAGTCCGTTTATGCAAGGATTAATCGGTGTAGGCCTCGCTATCGCCCTCCTATGCGTATATTTTGATAAAGATGATGAAATAGCAAAGTATATAAAGGATTGTACCTGGTGGAAATTATAAATATTGCTAAAAGAAGAGGATAAACTATGGCAACTCCTAATACAAGACAAACATTAATTTCATACGCTAAAAGAGCGTTAGGGCATCCTGTTATTGAAATAAATGTTGATGATGACCAGATAGACGATAGAGTTGACGAAGCATTACAATATTATCAACAATATCACTATGATGGTATCAGAAGAACATATTTAAAATATCAGTATACTCAAGCTGACAAAACTAGAATACTAACAGATAGCTCTGAAGGTGTAACCAAGAATAGTGTAACCACTACTTGGAAAGAAGGCAACGCATATATCGTTGTACCTGAAAGCGTAATATCTGTAATTAATATTTTTCCTTTTTCTAATAAAGGAAACTTAAACTTATTTGATGTTAGATATCAATTAAGACTAAATGACTTGTATGATTTTTCATCAACAAGTGTTATCAACTATGACATTGTTTTAAGACAATTAGATTTTTTAGACCATATATTAGTAGGAGAAAAGCCATTAAGATTTAATCAACACGATAACAGATTATACATTGATATGGACTGGGAAAACGATTTACAAGTAGGTGAATATCTAGTAATAGAAGCATATAGAAAATTAGACCCAGACACATATACAGATGTTTATAACGATATCTGGTTAAAGAGATACACAACACAATTAATCAAAAGACAATGGGGTGCTAATCTCTCTAAATTTAATGGAGTAGCAATGATTGGTGGTGTTACCTTAAACGGACAACAAATATATACAGAAGCTCTACAAGACATAGAGAAATTAGAAACTGAAATTAGGACTTCGTTTGAGTTAAACCCAGCAATGATGATAGGATAAAAAAACAATGGCCGTTAATCATTACTTTCAAGGCGGCGATGGCATAGGTTCAGACGCTGAAAAGCGATTGCACGAAAACTTAATTATAGAAAATTTAAAAATCTATGGTCACGCTGTTTATTACTTACCTAGAACTCTAGTAAATAGAGACCTAATTTTAGGTGAGGATTCTGCGTCTAGGTTTGACGATAGTTATTTGATTGAAATGTATTTTGAAACGGTTGAAGGTTTCCAAGGCGAACAAGAAATAATCAGTAAGTTTGGTTTAGAAGTTAGAGACGATACAACTTTTGTTGTAGCAAAAAGAAGATTTATGGAACAGGTTGAAGACCCAGCAAACTTAATGGTTGATGGTAGACCTAACGAAGGTGATGTAATTTACTATCCTTTAATGAACAAGTTTTTTGAAGTTGCGTTTGTAGAAGACCAGGAACCTTTCTTTCAATTAGGAAACTTACCTGTCTACAAATTAAGATGTAAAACTTTTGAATATTCAAGTGAAGAATTTAATACAGGTAATCCTGATATTGATATGGCAGATGATAGAAAATCACTTGATACAAGTTTACAATATCAATTCTTACTTGAAGATGGCACATTTAGTCAAACTTCTTCAAGTGGTAGATTAATATTAGAAACAGGTGACAAACACGGTAACCCTATGTATCTAATACAAGAAGAGTTTGATGATACAACAACTGATGGTGACCCAGCAACAAGTATTCAAACTAAATCTGTATATGCTGATAATTTAGATTTAGATACTGAAGCAGGCTTTGATACTGCAACGGTTTCAGATGACATATTAGACTTTACAGAAGCTAACCCATTTGGAGAAGTTAAATAATGTTCGGTACACATTTTTACAACGAAGGTTTAAGAAGATTAACAATTGCGTTTGGTCAGATATTTAATGATATTATTGTACAAACAAAAGACGCAAATGATAGTGTTGTTAAAAGATTAAAAGTGCCTCTTGCATATGCACCTAAAGAAAAGTTTATTGTAAGATTAACACAACAACCAGATTTACAAGACCAACAATTTTCTACTATATTACCTCGTATGGGTTTTCAAATTACAGGTTTAGAGTATGACGCAAGTAGGAAATTAAATAAGATAGAAAGAATTAGAGTACCTAAAACAGATGGCAATACTAATGACCAAACTAATAAAATGGTCTTTAGTTATAATCCTGTACCTTACAATATCACTTATCAACTTTATATATTTACAGCAACTGCTGAAAATGGTTTACAAATTGTTGAACAAATAGTACCATACTTTCAACCTGATTACACGGTTACAATTAATATGATACCTAAAATGAGTATTAAGCGTGATGTACCTATTGTATTAGGTGATATAACTTATGAAGATAATTATGATGGTGATTTTAATACACGAAGAGCAGTTATATATACTATGACATTTACAGCAAAAACTTATCTGTATGGTCCACAAACAGCTGCTGGTGTTATTAGAAAAGTACAATCAGATGTAGGAGGTTCAACTGAAGCACCTCTTGCAAGAAATGAAAGAATAGTAATCACACCTAATCCTGCAAGTGCAAAACCTGGTGATGATTTTGGTTTTACAACTACTATTGATTTCTTTGATGATATTAAGAGATACAATCCTACGACAGGAAGTGATGAATAATTATGAGGAGAAAAGATGAACGATATAATAAAGATAGACAATGCTTTACCAGATGATTTAGATATATCTTATAAACAGAATATATTTAATTGTGGTTGGTTTATTGCAAAAGACATTTATGATGAGCAGTTTAAAGACAACCCAGGCGTAGTTGATGATAAAAATACATTTAGAACTATGCAATTTACTCATTTAATTTTAAATAAATCCATTCAACCAACACCTATGTCTCCTGCTTATGATGTTGTATATAAGTCTTTAAAAGTTATGGTTCAAAAATGTGGTTTTGAAGTTGACGAAGTATTAAGATTAAAGTTTAATTTATTGACACCGCATCCTAGATATAGAGAAGGTCAATATAATGTACCTCATATTGATGATGTCCAATGGGGATTAAAAGATAATCAATGGAATTTAATTTACTATCCTGAAAACAGCGATGGTGATACAATATTCTTTAACGAAAAGTTTGAAGGTAAATTTGTTAAAGATAGAAAACTTACAATAAGAGAAAGAGTAGAACCTAAAAACAATACTGCTGTTATGTTTAAAGGTAATATATTTCACACTTCATCAAACCCAATACATAGTGATTGGCGAATAGTGTTAAATGCAAACTTTACCGTTATGCCAAGAGCAGAATTAGGAAAATAAAATGGGAAAACTAGAAGATAGAGTAAACGAAATATTAGGTGTAGAAAGTAAACCTAACGCTGAACTTATGCAACAAAAAGAATATAAACCACCTGTTGTTAGAGAAGAAGATAAAGAAAAACAAGATGTGGATAATGACCATAAGAATAGTAGAGAATATTACTACAATCTAATTGAAAAAGGACAAGAGGCGATACAAGGTATACTTGATGTTGCAAAAGAAGGTCAACACCCTAGAGCATATGAAGTTGCATTAGCAGGTATTAAAAATGTAGCAGACACCGTTGACAAACTACAAGATTTAAATAAGAAATTAAAAGACTTGAAAGAACTACCTAAAAGTGCAAGTCCTCAAATTAAAAACGCATTATTTGTAGGTAGTACAACTGAATTACAAAAGATGTTAAAAGATAAAGATAAACCAAAAGATATAACACCTAGTCAAAAAATGCAAGAGGATTTAGAACCAATAGATGAGTAATTTTTCAGACGCATATTTAGGTAATCCTAATTTAAAGAAAGTCAATACACCTATTGAATTTACAGAAGAGCAAATTGTAGAATTTAAAAGGTGTGAAGAAGACCCTTTATATTTTATCAAAAACTATGTACAAATAGTTTCACTTGACGAAGGACTTATACCATTTAAAACATATAAGTTTCAGGACAAGATGATTACTAATATGCACGAAAACAGATTTACAATTTATAAGTTGCCTAGACAAAGTGGTAAGTCTACAACTATTATATCTTACTTATTACATTATGCAATATTTAATCCTAACTCTAACATAGCGATACTTGCCAACAAGTCTTCAACTGCTAGAGATATATTAGGTAGATTACAACTTGCATATGAGAACTTACCTAAATGGTTACAACAAGGTGTAATCAACTGGAACAAAGGTAATATAGAATTAGAAAACAAATCTAAAATTGTTGCAGCCGCAACTTCTTCAAGTGCAATACGAGGAGGCTCATACAACATAATATTTTTAGATGAGTTTGCTTTCGTACCTACTACAATCGCTGAGCAGTTTTTCTCGTCTGTTTATCCTACGATTACTTCAGGTCAAAAAACAAAAGTTATAATCGTTTCTACTCCTTATGGTATGAACCAGTTTTATAAACTATGGGTAGACGCTGAAAATAAAAACAACGATTATGTACCTATGGAAGTACATTGGTCAGAAGTACCAGGTAGAGACGAAAAGTGGAAAGAAGAAACAATAAGAAACACTAGTGCTACTCAATTCGCAAGTGAATTTGAGTGTGAATTTTTAGGTTCAGTAGATACTTTAATTAGTCCTGCGAAAATTAAAGCGACACCGTACATAACTCCATTACAAACAAATGGACGATTAAGTATCTTTGAGAAACCAGTAAAAGGTAACACTTATATTGCTTGTGTTGATGTTGCCAGAGGAACACTAAAAGATTATTCAGCATTTATAATCTATGATGTAACCCAATTACCTTATAGAGTAGTTGCAACATTTAGAGACAATGAATTAAAACCAATATTGTTTCCTGAAATGATTGCGAAAGTATGTACACAATATAACAAAGCACATATACTTGTTGAAGTAAATGATATTGGCGCTCAAATATCTGATGGTTTACATTTTGAGATAGAATATGATAATATATTAATGACAACTCAAAAAGGTAGAGCAGGTCAGATACTAGGTGCAATGTTTAGTCAAAGAGGTTCACAATTAGGTGTTCGTATGACTAAACAAATTAAGAAGATGGGAACTGCAAATATCAAAGCAATCATTGAGGCAGATAAACTTGTTATCAATGATTTTAATATTATAGAAGAAATGTCTACCTTTGTCAGAAAAAATCAATCTTGGCAAGCAGAAGAAGGTTGTAATGACGACTATATGACCTGTCTCGTAATATTTGGTTGGTTAGTCAATCAAAGATACTTTAAAGAAATGACTGATAGAAATATACGAGCAGAAATGTATAGAGAACAGGAAAAACTCATAGAGCAAGATATGGCTCCGTTTGGTTTTGTAGATGATGGCACACCTGAAGAGGAAAAACCCACCGTTGATGAGTATGGAACCGTATGGCATCCAGTTGTACGCAAAGGTCAGTAGTGTAGGAATGGCATATAATAAATAGTATTGATTGAGAAAATTTGCAATGGGCGTATGAATAATACGAATTTTGAACTAAAAGGAAACATTATGTATTTAAATTTAAATACAAAAAACAAATAAGAGGAGAAACCTAATGGCATTTCAAGTATCACCTGGGGTTCTCGTACAAGAAAAGGACCTTACTAATATAGTTCCTGCTGTTTCTACTAGCATTGGCGCTTATGCTTTCAATGCAAAAAGAGGACCAGTTGGAGAGGTTACATTAATCTCTAACGAACAAGACCTAGTAAGTGTGTTTGGTAAACCGACAACGGATAATTTTGAAGAGTACTTTACTGCTTCATCTTTTCTGCAATACTCAAACGCTTTAAAAGTTGTACGAACTGAAAATACAGGTATTAAAAACGCTGTGACCAACTCGGGAACAGCTTTATTGATAAGAAATACAAATGATTATAACACTAGTTATTTAGCTAGTGGTGCGTATACTGGTATCTCTGGCGTAGAATTTGTAGCAAGATTTGCTGGTGCTTATGGAAATAGTTTATCTATTTCTGTATGTCCTTCGGCGACAGCTTATGAAGCGGTAGCGGTAAC